ACACAGTCCTTTTGCCATGCAATACCACCGATACAGTCAGTTGCAGCCATAGCCTCTCCTGGCAATTTAGGAGCACCATCCTTGGTGAAGTTGCATACTGAGCTACGTTCAAGGACGTTGAAGCCACACAACTTGCCCATGATACCTTCTGCTAAATTAGCAGTACCTTGGAAAGCAGCCATTTGGTTATCGGTCAAAGACTCAATCAACTCTTGATACATGTTACTCTCAAGCATCAAATAGCGATTTTGCTTAGCAACGTTTTTCTTGTTGAATTTCACAGCGATCTTTTGAACATCTGCAACAGTAATTTTCTTTCGGTTGCCTGTTTGACCTTCTTCTACAGTTGCACGGCTTGCACCTGTGGTATATACCACATTGGCTGCAGGGATAGTGTCAGGGGTTTTGCCATCAGTCTTGTAGCCTTGGAGCCAGCTATAGATCATGTCATCACCTACTGCTTCAGCCAAAGTCTCAACGTGATCACCAAGAACTGAATCAGTCTTGTCATAACTTACCTCATTCTCCTCATGCCAGGACACATGAGTTGGATCGGTTGAGAATACATTCAACGCATAGGTCACGAATGAATCCTCACGCTTCACTGCTGTAGCAGGGAATGTACTACGGTTCTTCACTGTAGTAGGTGCTGCACCTGATTGTGGGATGTGAACTACTGAACCACCAAGAACTTTTGCTGATTCATCTACTGCAAACGCCAAGAATGGGTTTGCTTTACGCAATTTTTCGACAATGTAGTCTGCAAAAATCTGCACTGGGATTTTGGAAATTGAATTTGCCATAGTTTCAAAAAATGAAAATTGTTAATTGAGTTGATTACTTACCTAAATACTCCTCACGAAGTTTTGAATAGAGTTCTGGATAGGAGCGTTTTACCATCTCCAACTTGCCTTCATCATACAATTCTTTGTAGGTCTTACCTGCAATTTCAGCAGGGATAGTTGCAGTCAATTGACTGTTGATCGTAGTTTGAGCAGGCATTGTGTCCACAAGCGCTTTCAACGCATCAGGACGACCTTTGTAGTCTGCTTGTAACTGTTCCGACATTGCGGGGGTCATTTTATGATCTGCAAGGGCTTGAGAGATGATGGATTGAATCTTTTCATCATTCACCTTCTCTTGTAGCGATTGCATCTCAGCACGGAGATCTGCAAGTTCTTGCTCAGCCGCGTCACAGCGTTCTGCTTTTGCGACTAAATCACGAACAACCTCTGTGACTTGCTCTGGCGTACTATCAGCAGCCAGGTTTGGTAGTCCTGCAGCAAGCAAGACTTCCATCTCAATCGTTGTTTTGTTCATAAAAATTGTTGTTAAATTTGCGGATAGATCGTGGAGAATAGTATCATCCTCCGCGAAGAGTTGTGCAACAGCGTTATAGTTGCCTGGGATGTCCACAATAGAGCATTCACGTGGGAACCATTTCGTCACTGTAGGACCTGTCTGCCCCTCCAATTTCATTCCTGGTTCATCACTCCATTCCAGAGCAACAATGTGACCTACAGATGCAGCAGCATAGAAGCCTTCTTGAATCTGAGTCACAAGCTCAGGGAACAATTCGTCATTGACAACAGGCTTGCCGTACAATGCACTATTGCGCACCACTAAATCCTCCCACTTTACAGCTACACCTTTTTCACGATCGTGCATAAGGTAGCCAATAGCAGGGTTGAAGCGCTCAAGCTGCAATCCTTCTGTCAAAAGACGATAACCGTAGCAGTTTAAGGAATCATCCGAGAGCAAAAATTCTTTCTCAATTTTCGTCATTTGAATATCGTTTGAATGTCGTTTGGGTGTGCTTTTACTTAATAGTTACGCGAGACTTTCGCTGATCAGCACGCTTGTTATTGCGAATTCGCGCGTACGCATAAACATCTTTAATAAATACGAAGCGACCAATGTTCCTCCACCATAGTACTCCATTCATACGCCTTATCTCGTGCCAATGGTGCTTCTCGAAGAAGTCTTTTTGATCTGCATAAAACAAATACCATTTACCTCCTCCAATCGCCAATTGGATGCCATCTTCTTTTTCAAAATCTTCTGCTAACATATCGCGTAGTATTAAATTCGACTGCAAAATTACAACATATTTGACCCCTTTCCCAATAGTACTGCCATTCTGACAGAGATATTTGAAAAAGGTCTATTTTAGCAGTAATTTTGCACCCGAATTAAATTTTTCAAGCGCATGGAAAAGAACGACAACAAACGACAAATCGCCCGAACATTGTTTGTCCAGGGCGGAATGACTCAGAAGGAGATTGCCTCTAAATTAGAGGTAACTGAGCAGACCATCTCAAGGTGGGCTAAAAAGGACCACTGGGACGAATTAAAGAAGAATCTAATGTCAGGCAAGCAAGAGATATTGCGAAGCCTGTACACCGAATTGCAAAAGCTACAAACGATCATTGAAGAAAATGGTGGTGTAGCTGATTCCAAACAAGCTGATATTCGCCGTAAATTGATTACGGATATACGTCAGTTAGAGACACGCTATTCAGTTAGCCAGACCGTGCAAGTAGGCATGGACTTCTGCGAGTTCCTCAAGGAAATCGACTTTGAATTGGCTGGTAAGATCAGTCAGTATTTCCAAGCATTTATTGACGAACAAATTGAGAAACAGAAATGGCAAAAAGAATAGGAATAGCCAGTGACAAGGAGTACTTGGATTTGTTCAAGCAGTATTGCGACAATTTCAAGAACGCCACACCGGTCAACACACGCGAGACACCAGCAGAACGCCTAAAGCGTGTTGCAATGCTTGAAGCGAATGAGGAAAAATGGTTCAAATACTATTTCCCTAATTATTGCACTGCAGAACCTGCAAAGTTCCATAAAGCAGCTACCAAGCGCCTCTTTGCGAATCCAGAGTGGTTTGAGGTACGCGCTTGGTCTCGTGAGCTTGCAAAGTCTGCACGCTCAATGATGGAGTGTATCAAATTAGCACTTACAGGCAAGATCAGGAATGTGCTGCTTGTGTCTAATAGCCACGACAATGCTGTTCTCCTATTGGCACCATTCAAAGCCCTATTTGAATCCAATCAGCGAATAATACAAGACTATGGTCCACAAATGAATATGGGTGCGTGGACTGCAGACAAATTTGTATGCAAGAATGGATGCTCATTCAGAGCTCTTGGTTGGGGAGAATCACCACGTGGTACTCGTAATGCTGAAAAGCGACCAGACTTCATCTTGATTGATGATTTTGATACTGACGAAGAATGCCGAAATGAGGACACAATGAAAAAGAAGATCGCGTGGATGGAGCAAGCGCTTATACCTACACGATCCATTTCAAATCCTACCCGAATCTTGGTCAATGGCAACATCATTAGCGACAACTGTATGGTCAAGTATCTTGGAGAGAGTGATACTTGCGATAAGTTTGATATTGTCAACATTCGTGACAAGGACGGCAAATCATCATGGCCAGAGAAGAACACAGAAGAAGATATTGACCGTGTTCTGTCCACCATCAGCTATGCTTCTGCTCAAAAGGAGTATTTCAATAATCCTATGGATGGTGGTACCGTATTCTCTGACCTCAAAGAGGGCAAAATACCACCTTTGCGCCATTGTATGAGCATCATCTATGCTGACCCTGCAACATCCAACAAAGACCGTTCAAATGCCTCTTATAAGGCAATCGGCTGCATCCTTTTCAAGGATAATACATTCTACATAGCAAGAGCCAAAGTGGACACCATGAGCACTACTCATTTCGTGGAAGCTTTATACAATATGTATGATTGGGCGGTGTACCACGGAGCAGAGAATATCCAAGTACACATAGAGAATAACAGTCTGCAGGATCCATTCTACGAACAAGCTATGTTGCCTGTCATCTATGAAGTCGGGAAAGCACGAAATACCTTCCTGCCAATCATTCATGATACACGCAAAAAAGGTGACAAGTTCACTCGTATTGAGGGACTGCTGGAACCTATTCATCGTGCAGGTCTATTGGTCTTCAACGAAGCCGAACATGACGATCCCGATATGAAGCGCCTCCGTACACAGTTCCTCAATTGCTCACCAAAACAGAAACGCATAGACGGTCCCGATATGGTAGAGGGCGGTGTGTATATACTCAAGCAACGCATATCCGTGGAGGCAAGTCAAGGATTCATTTCAGTTAAACGCAAAAACACCAAGAAAATATGATCATCTCCATTCAAGAACTACAACAAACAGAGCTCTATCCAGAAGTGATAGATGCAATATCACGTTCTTCTGAGGACGCTGTTACTCTGCAAATAATGGCTGCAGAATCATTCTGCAAATCGTATCTGTTCAAATACGATCTGGATGCTGCATTTGGTACTGCAGACACACCACCAACGGTGGAATCACCTATGTTGAAGAAAATGGTAAAAACCATAGCTGCATACTACTTGCTACGTATGGCCAATCCAAATGTCAATCTTGAGTTATATCAAGGCGAATATGAAGCAGTTGTCCAATTGCTTCAGGACGTTCGAGATGGCAACAATAATATCACCGAACTCCCATACAAAACAGATGATCCAAGTACACCCGAAATAGAGGGTGAACTGAGCACATCATGGAGTTCTAATCCAAAACGCAAAAATCACTTCTAATATGGCACGCAAGAAAAAAGAAACTGCACCAGGTGTTAAGAAGGAAACACCAAATGTGAATCAGCTTATCGTGACTGAAATAGTCAATGTATCGCACGATCGTAATCGCAAGGATGTAGGCGATTTGAAGAACGCTATCGAGCGTGCAGAGTCAGTATTGATTCCTAACCGATACCGCCTGTACGATTTGTACCATGATGTATTGACCATTGACGGACACCTATCCGGATTGATTGAGAAACGCACCAAGTCAGTCACCAACAAAGGAATCACCTTCCACGACAGCAAAGGCAAGAAGGTGGATGAGTTGGACCGTCTCATCAATTCAGCTCCTTTTGAGCGATTTGTAGAAATCTGTATGGAGACACTCTATTGGGGAACATCTGCAGTAGAGTTTATCATCGGCAAGGAATTTGCCTTTGAGGAGATAGATCGTAGGCATATTCGACCAGAGAAAAAGGAGATCGCTACCAATATGTACAACCATACAGGTATCTCTATTGAGGGAATGCCACACGTCATGCTCCTGGGCAAGAAGAATGATTTGGGCAAGTTGCTCCAATGCTCTATGTATGCCTTGTACAAACGAAGTGGGTTTGGCGATTTCGCTCAATATGTAGAAATCTTTGGTCAGCCTGTACGAGTAGTCAAGTATGATGCTTACGATACAGAGACACAAAAGAAATTGCGCCAGGTGTTGGACGATTCGGGTTCGTCATTGGTAATGATGATACCAAAGCAAGCCGATTTTGAAATGCTCGACGGCAAGACCAGCAACGGCAATGGTGAATTGCAGAAGGCACTCATTCAAGCCTGCAACCAAGAAATGTCGGTTGCTATCCTTGGTAACTCTGAAACTACAACCTCAAGTAGTTCGTCAGGCTACGCTCAAGCAGCCGTTCACCAATCGCAACAATTAGAGATCACTCAATCTGATTTGCGCTATGTATGCAACATACTCAATAGCGAGCAGTTCTTGAATATCCTTTCCGGTTATGGTTACAATGTACTGGGTGGTTCGTTCTGCTTTGATGAGGAGATTGATTTGGCAAAACTCAAAGAGCGTTTGAACATCGATATGCAGGTATCCAACAAGGTGCCTATCTCTGATGATTATTGGTACGAGACCTATGGAATCCCAAAACCAGACAACTACGATCAACTCAAGCAAGAGCAAGAGGAACGCCGTCAAGCTACATTGGAAGCAATCAAGAACCGTAGCAAAAAAGAGGATGATCCAAAAAACGAGAAGGAAGAAAAAGACGATAAGAAAAAGAGCAAACTATATGATAAGTTAGCGGATTTTTTCGGATTCGCCCCTTAGTCGGGGGCGATACCATCGACCATGAATATGGGTTGGATATGGGGCCATTGACTGAAGGTGGTGTCCAGTTCAGCGTTGAGAGCATTGCGCACGCCCTGGTGAATATCTACAAAGGTGAAATGGATATTGACCACGAAGTAGAAGAACACCTATTCCAAGAAGCAAGCAAGATTTTCCGTGACGCGATTGATGAGGGGTATGCGAATGCTGCAGAGAACAACGCACCTCTACCTGAAAACGCCTTCAGGGATGCGATATTGCATAGTGCAGATGTGTTCTCTGCATTCCGTACACATCGTATGCAAAAGGACATAGCTGCACAGCTCTTGGACTCCAAAGGCCAATTGAAACCATTCTCAAAGTTTGTCAAGGATGTATCTCCATATATTGAGCATCGCAATCGTGCTTGGTTGCAGACTGAATATGATACTGCAGTAATCAGAGCACAGAACGCTGCAGAGTGGAAAATGTTTGAACAGGAGAAAGATGTATATCCAAATCTTGAGTGGATTCAGTCCACCTCTCCAGATCCAGGTGCAGACCACATGATTTTCTGGGGAACCATTCGCCCTGTAGATGACGCGTTCTGGAACGAGCATAGACCAGGCGATAGGTGGAACTGCAAGTGTGAACTCCGACAAACAGACAAGAACGCAACTGCAGTACCTGAAAGCGACGGCAAATCGGACGCTGCACGCGGGTTGGAAACTAATCCAGCTAAAGCAGAGGAACTATTCTCTCAGAAGCACCCATATTACCCTCACGACTGTATGAGTTGCCCATTTGCAGGCAATAAGCTTATGGCGCTTGCTATGGACCTTGCAGGGCGTAAGAACTGCCATGCGTGCAAGAAGGTGGATAATAGTGTGGCTACTGCAGAGAAAAAGTCAGAAGCACAACAAGTAGCTCAAAGAAAAGCAACAGTAATGAGCATCATTCGTGCCAGAGAGTTAGCAGAGAAACGTCCTGGTGAGATGATCACTGTTAAAGCATTTAAGACTGGTAAAATGTTGGATAGTAAGAAATGGTTCAAATCCTTATATTGGCATGAGCGCACTGCAGGCGAAGTAAAAGCAATGATTTCGTTCTTTACAAAACCTTCAAAAGTGAAGTTTGTAAGAATCAGTCCTCTTGGAGAAGGAAAAGATTTAACAGATCCAAAAGACGTTGCGAATATAGCCAAGAAACAAGGACGCGGTGTGACCCATTATAATGTGTATGAGTTCAAAATGTCAGATGGTGTTTACCAACTGAAAACTGAAGTGAGAAAAAAAGGGTTTGAGATACCCTACTTTATATGCAAAAAAGAATAGAATCATTGAGCCCTGCGAGTACCAAACTCCAAAAACACTCAAATCATCTATTCTTTATTGCTTGCAAAGGTACAACTTATTTTTCAAATAAAAAAATTTTTTGCAAAAAAAATGCGAAATGACACCAGATGAGTTCAAAAAAAAGCTGCAGAAGCAGCGTCAAGCACTTGCACAGGCGTATGCTCGCACCTTACCAGTCAAGGTAGGAACAGAAGCCGTGCACTTCGTTCGTGACAATTTCAAACAGGAAGGATTCGTAGATGAGCACCTTGAACCGTGGAAGCCAGCCAAACGCAAATCCAATCCAAAACATCCAGATCAGGCATACAAAACGCTCTCATCAAGGCGAAGAAACTTGTATATGTCTGTGAAGAAGCGTACGAAACCAGGAGTGGCAATCATCTATAGTGATGTACCTTATGCAGCTGCACACAACGAAGGCACGAACAATGCCGGACGTGGGCACAAGACACGCATACCCAAGCGCCAATTCATAGGTGAATCACGCACCTTGAATAAGAAGGCAAAGAAGATCATAGAAGATGAACTCAAACGAATAATGAACGACTAACAAACACTTTTCAAATATGATTCAATCAGTATTCTCAAGACTTCTGCTCGACATTATGAATCAAGTGAGCAGCACCATGCCAGAAGTGCGAATGGTGGACCGTTACCTTGGACAGGATCAAACACCTGTGCGCCCTGCTATAGTGTGCCCTGCAGTGCTCATTGACATTGATAGTGAAACCTATCACGATATAGCTGACGGTTCGCAGTATGTAGATCCCGCTACAATCAGCGTTCGCCTCTTGGTGGACAATTACTCATCTTCATCGGCAAAAGCACCTCAGGATGCACGAGAACGCGCCATGAGCGATTTTGAATTGGAGATGCAATTAGTGAACTGCTTGCATAATTGGACACCTGCAGATAAATACTGCACATCGCTCATTCGTACAGAAGCGATGAGTGAGAACAGGCACGATATTGGTTTGCGTATTCGCACAATCACATTCACAACATCGTGGGAAGAAGTGAATGAATAAGAACAGCCCTCGGCACTTGCCGGGGGCTGCTCATTTATTCTTCTCTATAACCACATTTCACGCAGTCTTCGAGACTAATAACAAGATCTTGACATCTTAAGCATACGGTATAAGAAAGGAGCCGTTGCTGTTTGGGACATGCTACCATGAGAGCACCATTGATAAGGTCTTTCTGTAGCTGACCTCGCTTATTGAGGTACGGAAGTCTTCTGGACGCCATCTGCTTTGGTTGGTTGGATGGATAACACGAAATCCTTGATGAAGGAACCAATCGCCACCATCAGTAATGCGATGCCATGGCATACCATTGAAATTGCGAATGGGATTGCTCGTAGTACATAGCTAATGATATTGAGCACCCACCATCCAAGGGTGGCAAAAAAGAAGGCAAATTTGTTGTTGTACTGTTTCATTTGAGGTATTCGTCTGGGTTGAACAATGTGGGTTCGTTTGGGGCTGCAGTGGGAGTGTCTTGCAAGTTCAACATGCGAAAAAAAGTTCGCTCGCTAATTCCGAGTATTGGTCGTACTTTATTACGATATACCCATAGCTTACACCGGTCTTGACGGCCTGGCTCATAGTTTTCTTGGACAATTCGCCGAATTATTTGCGATTTTTTAGCAGTTGACTTGTACATATCAGATTTTTTTACTACCTTTGCAGTCGGATTCTGTGGGGCTCGTGTATCTTCTGATATGCGGGTCTTTTTTTATGTGTTCATAGGACCATGATATGGCTCTATTCGTGTGATGATTTCTCTCGTCTTCTTCACCCTACCTGTACCATCGCAGGTCTCGCAATAGAGCCCAGTGTTTCGGTCTATGCCGTAGCCTTTGCAGCCACGGCATATCTCGATTACTTCAAACTTGGTAGGTACTACTTTCATCGCATTATTCTACATCAAAGCAGGTATCACATTCAGTCATGTTGGTAGGAACCACGATCCACTCGTTTTGTTCGCTTTTGATTTCCACCTTCACAAACTGCTTGGTCTTGATTGGGCTATAGGCATCGCTGATGATACGCATACCCTCAATAAAGGTCTCATTCTTGCTCTCGTTAGCCATCTGTTGGAGACGGAGCACGTTCTGAGCTTTGAGTTGCCCACTCTTGCCACGCTCACGGAGTAGCATAGTCACCATATCAGCAAGGCGCTTGCTATTTTCATCGGTTGCAAGGCTGGCAATATACTCCTCTACCATCTTCACACCCTCAGTATAGGTGTCCAGGTAGTTGTCGTTGGTGTGGTAGCCCACAGTCACACGTTGAGTGCCTTCTTGGTTGGTGAAGGTGTTGGTCACACGGTCCTCACGCAACCACTTTTGACCAGAGAACACCTCATTTTTGAGTGCGATCACTGTGTCAAAATCCTTGAACAACTGCTTTTTGAGCAGCGTCATCTTTAGGCTGATTTCGCCTACAGCGTCAACGGTCTTTGCGATGGTTTCATCTACGAGCTTCTTGTAGCTCTCTTGTTGCTCCTCTTTAGCGCGTTTTGCGCGCTCCTTCGCTTGACTTGCAAATGCCTCGCGAGCCAACTCCTCCTTTTGCTCAGGAGTGAGATTTTCAAAATTCATTTCAGTCATTGTTTTGTTGGTTTTAAGGGTTTGTATTATGATTGACTAACACTTAGCTGCTTTGCGGTCCTGATGTCCTTAGACTGCTGCAGAAATGCGTTGTATAAGCTGTTTAATCGGGAGAGACTGATTTGATTGAAACTCATATTGCCTGCAGCGCGTTCTGCTATGCCTTTGAGGTATTCAATGTCTTCTCGAATGCCTTTCAATTGGGCCCAATCTTTGAGTATCTTCAGCAGGCGTTTGCGCGCTGCATCTCGTGGATCATCCTTCTGCAAGGAGTTGCATAGTTGCTTGAGTTGCCACACATCCAGCTCAGTGCTGCTTGATACTCCGTATTGCGCCAGGAGTATTTCCTTCGTTGCATTGTCTATACCCAAACTATTGAGTAAACTATGCCATCGCTTGATGAGTTGTTTCTTCTCGTCCATGGTGATTATTCTTCTGTCATTGTTACTATCTTTTGCTTCTCCTCTTGAGTGAGTAAGTGGTACTCTGGCCAAATATCAAAGACTGCACGCCCACTATATCGGCTGGTGATATGATTGTAGAAATCGTCCACATACATCTTGATGTCGCTCTTATAGCGCAAGCTGCTTGCTATAGCTCCTAATGGCTGACGACCTGAAGCGTGGCAAACAAAGATGAATAGTTTGCGTGGGTTCTTGTCAATCAATTGTGCCAAATCGGTTTTGGTCACACCATCAAGGAACTGCACTGAATCTACAATGATCACTCGTGGGCTGCGCTGCACCTTCACTCGTTCTTTGATACCATCCAACTGTATCTTGTCCCACAGAAGGAAGTTTTTTGTGTTCTCTGCTGCTACTCCAGAGTCAATGATCGCTCTTTTGAATGTAGCACTCAATCCCTCCTCCAAAGAGTCGTATGCCACGCGAATGCCCTTGCTCATAAGGTACTTGGTCAACTGTAACAGGAATCGCGTTTTGCCTTGACCGGATGCTCCCCAAATGGTCCAACATCCTTTGAGCTCAGGATCGCCCATGGCTTCCTTCCACTTGCCGTCAAAGCCTATACTTTTGGGTTCGTAATTGATAATATCGTTCACGCTCAATGCTCGCTTCATATCAATTCAATTTCTTAGCGTCTATGATTCGGTGTACACGGCGCAAATCATATAGCGCGTTCTTGCCTTTTGCTTTACCCTCGTAGGCACTACCTATCAGCACCTCATTGATTTCATCTGCAGATGTCAATCCGTTTGCCTCGCAAATCATAGTCACATCCTTACTGCTTACAGGTGGTAGAACTACGAACTTGCGACCTACACGGCTGATGATCTCATTGAAACCAGTGTGTCCAAGGTTCACGCCTCTACGGATGTGCATCTCAAGGTGGTCGGTGGCACAAAGCACGATTCCACACTTACCTTCAAGGTCATTGTACAAAGTAATGAACAACTGCAGCACGGTATCGCTCAACTTGTCTGCTTCATCCAAGATCAAGAGAGGTTGACTATCACGCCAGCGAAGTGTGTTGATAATATCCTCAACCAATACGGTCACACGCTTGCCGTCCGTACGGTTGCCAATGGAACGACCTATCTCTATGAGGAAGTCCTTCTTGCTCCAGTAGGATTTGCAACTGATATGGTATGCTTCAGCATGGCTCTTTGCGTAGTTCTTTGAAGTGAATGTCTTGCCACTACCAGCATCTGAAGTCACTGCCATCACAAAAGCATTCTCCTGTGCATCGCGCAAGATCTGAGTGAACGCTTTCCATGGGCGTGTCTCTATAGCTTGCCAACTGCTTGCCTCGTAGCCGATAGCATCTGCAATCTTGGTGAACATTGCATCGCTCACAAGCTCCCAATCATTATTGAGTATCGCGCTCACGGTGGCTGCTGCTATACCAATGGCTGCTGCAGCGCGGTTTTGACTATTGAATTTCTTGCAGTACTCGCGCAACTCTTGCGCTATGTCCTCGCGGTTAATCTTACTAATTGCCATAATTTGAATCGTTTTAGAATGTTATTTGAATGCTATTTTAATACTTACTTCTCATGTTCTCATCCTCATCTTCCAGCTCTATTACTTCGCCTACTGGAAGTGCACGCTCTGCAGCATATTTGAGAGACTTGTGCTGACCTCTTGAATCAGTGATCAGGAATTTGCTTAGGTCTTCCAGTTCACGGCTGCTCTGTAGGATGTTCATTGCACCTTCTTGGTGTGCGCATAGAGCATGACTTACTCTTTCCTCCTCCTTCTTGCGGAAGTGCAGCACTTGTGCCAATGCTTCGTAGTCTCCTGGCTTGCGATCTGCAAGTGCCATTGGTTGGAGATGCTTGGTACTTAGTACGAACTGCTCACTACCATCTTCAGTGGTTGCTAACACGCTGCTCATATCTTGAGGGTCATACTTGATGTGCCAATCTACATAGCACAAATCACGGAATCGCTCATCAAAGCAGTCATATTGAATCTTCTTGCCTTCGTATTTGATGACGATACCTTGTGCGCCTAAGCGATAGGTGTCTTTGCGTGTGTTGCCGAACAATGCCAAATAGGTCATCTTTGGTAGTTCTACCTTGCGCTCCTCAGGAAGGGCTTTGTACTTCTCTGCAAATGCAGGGAAATGGTCCTTACGATATTGCGCTATCAGCATTCCAATCTCTGCTACCAATTCATCGCGTGTAGGGAAACTACTCTTATTCTTCATTGTCACCTCAATGTTTGGTTGGTTCTTAGCCTTCACACCATGACCTGACCAGTTCATCATCTTCTTGCAGTACTTGTCGTTGAACTCACGGAACCATGGTTCAATATCCTTGGACTTAGCGTTTCCTACTGCTGCAGGTGTTACTGCTTCAATAGCCAAACCTTGATAGATGTGCTTCATTGCACCTATAGCGAAGTTGTCACATTGTATCTGGTTAGGGCGAAACATACGACCAAAGAGTTCCTCTGTGTGGCGTATTGCATTACGCAATGCACGTGTGATAAGATCTGCACTCTCCGTCTCGTCTATAGCATAGCCTATTGGATAGCGTGTGCTTGGATCCAAAACAATCTCCACCGTCAAACGGTTGTGGTAGGTTGTACGTCCATTTTCAGTCTTCTTGTAGTAGAGCTCACAATCCCATCCGTCAAGCACCCACATCAATAGAGGTGCACTTGGACGTTCACGCTGAACGGTCATCGAGCGAACAGAACGCAATGCATGGCTGCCACCACGACTGGCTGCTATCATATAGTCCTTCTTCTTGCGCCATTCAGCTACATTGCTTGCCGTGATAGTCTTCCAGCCTTTGGCCTTTGCAACGGCATTGTAGAACTCTGCACAATCCTTGTCGGAGAAATTGCGGTGCTCAGCAATAATCATGATCATCATGTTCACTTGCTCCTCGCTCAATACCTTTGCAGCGTTGGTGCTACCAGTCTTGAAGTTCTTGTGGACCAATACCTCCAAACCTCCTTGTTGGTACTCCTCAAAACGCTTGCGCAATTTGCGCTCATTCTCTGGCA